TCTTATAAGTATCATTCACTAGAGGAAAAACCGCAGGGTCATATTGTTTGCTTTGGTGGCAAACCTAGACCTCATCAAATCAAAGACACTTGGGTGGAGAAATACTGGAGATGAATATCCTTACTTATGATGTGGAATCTTGGCCATTTTTCAGCATGGTTTCCAAAAACTTGATGCCTGTTGATACTTTGCTGGATGTTGGCGCAGGGATAAGACCCCAGAGGCTCATTCAATGCACCAAACATATTTGTGCGGAACCGCACTTCGAGTATGCGGACATTCTTGAGGCCAACGGGTTTGAGGTCATAAGGAAAAAGGCGATTGAGGCATTGGATGAGATCGAAACCGTCGAGACCATCATCGCAATGGATGTCATCGAGCATATGGACAAAGAGGAAGGGTTGGAATTTTTCAAGAAGGCGATGACCAAATTCACTAAGCAATTGGTGATTTTTACTCCGACCGGATTTATGGAGCAGACCGGGGGCGATGCAAACGACCCTTGGGGATTGCAAGGGCAATTCTGGCAAAAACATCGCTCGGGCTGGACCCCCAAAGAATTCCCCGGTGCGACCATTTATCTCGATGAATATCTACATGAGGGACATGAGGGAGGCGCGTTTTTCGCGGTTTATACAAAATGAAAGAACTCTCATCCCTGAAGGCCGCTTGGCACTTAGAAAAAATCCAGCAACTTCGAGATGGGAAGGACATTGTCCCGACCCATGTCCAGATCATTCTCTCCGACCTCTGCAATCAAGATTGTCACTTTTGCGCCTATCGGATGGAGGGTGGATTCTCGACGGCGAACTTCGCGGACGAAAACGGAAACAAAAACCCCAACAGGAAGATTCCAACAGAGAAAGCCCTCGAAATCGTTGAGGATTGTCATCGCCTTGGGGTTGGTGCGCTCGAATTCACAGGAGGCGGCGAGCCAACGGTTCACCCACAATGGGCTCAGATCATCGGCAGGGCGCAAGACCTTGGGATGGGGACCGGACTTGTTACCAATGCAGTCCTAGTCAAGGAATCTCATCGAGAAGTTTTGGAGAGGCTTACATGGCTCAGAATCAGTCTTGATGCGGGCTCCGCACAGACTTATGACCGCATCCGCAAGTCGAATATGTGGGATCGGGTCTTAAAAAACATCAAGATGATCGGAGAACTCAACGGGCCATTGGTGGGGATCGGATTTGTGGTCACCAGAGAGAACTATGCTGAACTAGAGTCCGCTTGCCAAATTGCAAAAGATTGCGGGATTCCCTATGTGCGCGTCTCGGCGATGTTTGGATATGGCGGGGCAAACTATTACGACGGTCTGCTGGATCAGATTGACGAGCAGAGACAACGCTCCAAAGCGTTAGAAGATGAAAATTTCAAGGTCATCGACTTTTTTGGGGATCGGGTCAAAGACCTACAAAAGGCCGCTCCGACCTATAAGTTTTGCGGAGAGCAACAGTTTGTTTTGTATATCGGCGGCGATCAGAAGGTCTATACTTGTTGCACCAATGCTTATACGCCTTGGGGCGAGATTGGCGATCTCAAAAATCAGACTTTTGCTGATTGGATGTCAAATCATAGGCGATATGATTTTGACGCTAGGAAATGTCACCATTGCCAATTCAACGACAAAAACGAGGTTATCAACTACATGATCGGCAAGCCCGCTCATGTTGATTTCGTATGATCTCTGTCATCTGGCCCTATTGGGATCGCCAGAAGGTTGCGGATGAGTCCTATGCGCTTTTCTGCAAACACTATGCAAATTTAGAGGTCGAAATTGTGGTGGTTGATGATGGCAATCTGGAGCCATATCGACCGCCAAAGGGTCCAGTCCCGATTCGGACGGTGCGGCTACCGTTTAAGCGCAACCCAAAAAATCCTTGCGTCCCAATGAATCGAGGAGTCGAGGCCGCACAGGGCGAGATCATCGTTCTTACAAACCCGGAAGTTTTCCACCACAATCCAGTTTTGCGGGAAATGGTTTGCGAATTGACAGACGAATTGACCTATGTGCAGGCGGCAGTTATCCACAACGAGGGGCCAAGACCGCAATGGCACTCGCATTCATCTATTGCCGGGAAGGTAGAGGAAGGCATAAAACTACCGGATGGGGCCTGTTTCCATCATCTGTCTATGCTCCGATGGGAATTATGGAATGCGGCTGGAGGATTCGATGAGGCTTATAGAGATGGATATTGTTTCGATGACACCGATTTCGTAATGAGACTCGGTGCGGCTGGAGCCAAGTTTGTGATGAGAGATGATCTGGTCGTCGAGCATATTCGACGGGATGCGAGCCCAAATTGGGATAAGTCAACTTGGGATAGGAATCGCAATCTTTTTGTGGAAAAATGGAGGGACTATGCCTGTTGAATCTGCCGCAGACCGCTTGATTTTCCTAGACACGGATGATTTCGGTGTCTCTGCAACTTATAGCACGGGCGTGGCTTCGACCACTATAAGCGGGATTTTTGATAATGATTTTGTCGAGGTCGATGCTGGTGGTGGGGTTCCTTTTGCGATGCAACAACCCCGTTTCTTGGCTCGAACCGCCGATGTCGCCAATGCGGTCGAGGATCACACTCTGTTGATTTCTGGGACAACCTACAAAATTAAAGTGGTTCAGCACGATGGCACGGGAATGACCAATCTGATTCTGGAGAAACAATAGTGGCCCATGTCCGCAAACAGATTCGTGACAATGTAATCACCACGGTCACCGGACTGACCACCACCTCGACCCGTGTTTATAGGTCACGGGTTTATCCCATCGCCTCGGGGAAACTCCCCGGCCTTTGTGTATATACACAATCCGAGACAGTCGAGAGCGGGACTCTGGCTCGGCAACGAACCAAATTGCGGAATCTTGAGGTGGTGATCGAGGGATATGCTCTGGCAAACAGTAACCTTGACGACACTCTCGACCAGATCAGTCTTGAGGTCGAGGAGGCGATGGTCACGGATGTAACTCGCGGCGGCAAGGCAAAAGACACGGAACTGACCTCTGTTGAGATCGAGCAAGTCGGAGAAGGCGAGACTCAGGCAGGAATCGTGCGTATGACTTTCGCGGTTATGTATGCAACCGTGGAAAATGATGCAGAAACCCCAGTTTGACCCTAGAATCTAGCAAGCCACTACCACAGGAGGTTTTCAAATGGCAACGCATAAAGGCTCAGAAGGCACGGTAAAAAGCGGCGCAAACGCGATCGCTGAAATCCGCTCTTACACAATCACCGAGACGGCAGATACTCTTGAAGATACTTCAATGGGTGACTCAAGCCGCACCTATCTCGCCTCGCTCAAGACATTCTCTGGTTCCATTGAGTGTTTCTGGGATGAGACTGACACCAACGGTCAATTGACCCTCGATCCCGGTGCGACCGTGACGATCAATGTGTATCCCGAGGGCTCAACCTCTGGAGACACTTATTACACGGGTTCGGTCATCATTACCGAAAAGTCGATCACCGCTTCGTTTGATGGCATGGTCGAGGCTTCGTTTAGTTTCCAAGGCACGGGCGCGCTCTCTGAGACGACTGTTTAATTATGGGCTTGGGAGAGAAGATTGCCGCTCGGAGGCAAAAAACCCGTAAGAAAATTGTGGTTCAGGAGTGGGGCGACGAGGGACAACCGCTAGAGATTTTTGCGGCGGTCCTGACTTGTTACGATGTAGACCGCCTTCAGAAAAGGCACAAAGACTTTCTGACAAACATGAGCATCGAGGCGATGGTTGACCTCTTGATCCTCAAGGCCGAGACGAAAGACGGCGAGAAGATGTTTACGCTAGAGGACAAACCGTTCTTGATGCGTGAGCCCATCGTCCTTATGTCTCGGGTTGCGGCTGAAGTGTTTGGGTCTGTGGTTTCGGTGGAGGAGGCCGAAAAAAACTAAGGGCCGATTCGTTAAGGTTTAACCTCATCGCCTTGGCGGATCGGCTAGGCAAGACAATCGAGGAAATAGAGGAAATTTCTCTCGACGAGTTTCACGAATGGGTGGCGTATTTTCGGGTGAAAGGCAAGGACAATGGCAAATGACACGACAATCCGAATAAGCGCAATTGACCAGACCCGTGAGGCTTTCCGCTCGGTCCAGAGCAATATCTCCGGGCTCACAGGCAGTCTCAAAAGCATTGCTGGACCGATTGCGGCGGCATTCTCGACCGTCGCCATTGGTGCATTTGCCAAGAGCGTTATTGACACCGCAGATGCGCTCGGAGACCTATCCGAAAAAACCGGAATCGCGGTCAAAGACTTGTCAAGTCTTGGCAATGCCGCAACCTTAAACGGATCAAGCGCAGAAGAATTCAACGACGCAATTGTCAAATTTCAGAAGTCTCTTGCCGAGGCCCAGAAGGGGATCGGGTCTCAGTCAGACGCATTCAAGACTCTTGGCATTTCAATCAAAAATGCCGATGGAACTTTCAAAGATACCACCGCGCTCTTTTATGAGTTTGCAGACGCGATGGCAGTCACCAGCGAGGGAGCCACCAAGACCAAACTTGCCCAAGACCTTCTAGGCCGCTCTGGGACCAATCTGATCCCGGTACTCAATAAAGGGTCTGAGGCACTCAGGCAATATCAGGCAACTTTCGATGATGAATTTGTCAAGCGGGCTTCAGAGTTTAACGACAACATTGACAAACTCAACAAAAACTTTCAGGCACTTGCGGCCACTTTGCTTGGCCCTGTTGTTGCTGGATTCAATAAATTCTATGAGAGCGTTGAATTCCGACTCAAAGGAATGACCGCAAATCAAGCAAAAGAGATTCAGCGTCTCATTGAGACTTCAAAAGATTACACGGATCGCGTGGATCGTGTAATGGCAACCGCTAGTAAAAAAACCACCCGTGTCATGGTGGATTCTGCCAAGGCCGCGCAGGAGCAAGCCAAAGAGATCGAGCGATTGATTGCAATCTCAAAAGAT